CCATAGCTTTAGACTGTTCGATATTCTTTTCTAAAGCCTCTTTAGTAAGATTGTAATCATTCTTTTCTTTTTCAAGGCTTTCGGTAATATCGAGTTGCTTATTCAACACATCTTCTAAATGCTGACGCTTAAACCACAGCAATTCATATTGCTTCATGTCTTCTTCGCTAATTTTGTGATTAGCCTCGGATGCCTTTTCTAACAATTTCTGCTGTTCAGCGTACCACTTAGTTTTTTGAGTGTCGATACCTAATAAGTTTCTGTTAGCACCCTGCATTTTCTCAAAAGTATCTAAAATTTCTTTAGGCTTTTTAGAGTTATACAAGTTATCACCTAACAGACGCATATCGAGCCAATCAATCTCAAACTCTTTTCTGCGACCGCCACCGCCACCTTTTCTACCAACTTTTGTTTTATCTTTTTCAGGATTTTGTTCTTCGTATCTCTTAGTAGCACTAACAACTCCCAGTTCAGGATTAGCAAGTTCGTTTTCGTTAAGAACAATAGGATTGTCTTTACCGTTGGTCATAACAACTTTACCACCGCCAGCATTATCAAGAACCACTTCTATCTTAAAGCCGTACTTACGCATAGCCTCTAACGCATACGTGTTATATTTCATGTTCTTTTCAAAAGTGTTAGCAGTTCCTTTAAGAGTTTTTACAAATTCCTCTTGCGATTTTTGTTTAGCACCCTCAACGGATAGTGGAACATTAACAGTTGTTTCGGCAAGTGTTTTTTGCCATTCTTGTTGAGATGTCAATTCTTTACCAGTAGCAACATTTTTAAGCATTGATGAAAAACCGTACAAAGTTTCGTTATATTCGTCTTGTGCGAACTTTAACTGTTTCTCTATTTCTTTACGTTGCTCTAACGCTTTATTGTATGTGGTTTCATCTTTTTGCAAAAGCTCTAATTTTTCACGTTCTTCGTTTAAATATTGAATACGTTGTTCAAGGACTTTAATATCAGATTCGGAATTAACAGATATTCCAAAAGCTGAACCAATACGCCCTGCTGTTTTAGCATCAGATATTTTGTTTTCAGTCGTTTGAAGTTCTTTGGTAATTTTGTCTATTTCTGACGGAATATTTTTATAACTGTCAATGGCATAATCGAGCAAACGCTTTTGTTGATTAAGTTGTCCGATTTGTTCTTGCATAGCGTTTTTGTAATCGCCACGCAATTTATCCAACGGTTCAAAGACATCTTTGTTAAGTTTATCAATCTGTTGTTTTTGAGCCAACAAAGTGTTTGAACTAACACCCTCCCTCATAAACAGTTTTAATTCATTGATTTCGTCAGAACTTGCGTTAGTAACCTCGCCGTACGCACTGACCACGCTACCACCGTATTTGCCTTTTGTAAGCCTACGCCAATCAGAAATTGTTTTTTCTAAGTCTCGCATTTCGTTAACAATGCTTTCACCAACCTTGTTACCTTTTTCAAATGCAGAACCGAGTAAATCTGATTTGCGTAAACTTTCTAATTGAATGGATAATGACCGATAACGTTCAGCCATTTTATTAAAACCGAGTTGTCTTAACTGCTTTTCAATTTCGTTAAACTGCATTATTGAGGCACGTAACAAACCCTCGCCATGCTCTTGACGTATTTCGTTATTGCCTAATGCTTGTGTTGTCTTTATGGTTTTACTAAGATATTCTTCTCCTTTAGGTAAAATAGTACCTGTTAGTGTCGCAGAGCGTTCACTAGCTGATTTGCCTAAAAATGGATTTAGTATAGTCTCTAAAGTTTTTGCGATACCATACCCAAGATTATCTGCCAAATTATTTACGGCGTTAAAAATTTCTTTAAGCCAATGTACTTCCTCTTGTGCATAGCTATCGGTGTAACCGCCAACCTGAACAGCAAATGCTTTATCAACTTCGTTACGTAATTGCTTAATATTGCCAAAATCAACGCCAGTCATATTATAAATGCTGTCAGCAAGACGTTGCCAACGATTTACATCTTCGTCTTTTAATTGATTTATTGCATCTACGTTGCCTTTTAAAGCCTCGCCTGATAATTTAGCAACACTAAATAAATTGCTGAATATTGCGGTAACAGACTTAAATACCATAAAACCGATTAAAAGCCTACTCAACACAACGGTAATCTTTTTCAAAATTTCCCAAAGACCTTTTAAAGCCATTGTACCAAAAGTAGTAGATGTACCTGTTACACCAAACTGTTTACCTAGCGACTCTGAAATGCTTTCCATGTTTTTTTCGTTTATAACAGTACCTTTAGCACCAGCTTTGTTAATAAGTCTTTGTATAAACGCTTGTTCTAATAACAATTTATTTTGCTGATCTATTGAATACAAATGTCTATTATCCATTTGACGTTGAATCATCGCCTGTCTACTAAGCAATTCTTCACGTAATTTATCAGAATTGTTTATCTGACCTTGTAAGATTAAATCATCCTGCTTTAACTTGTTGTTAGCACGTTCTAACCCAAGAGTTGTACTTAAAATTGTTGCACCTGTTTTACGCTTTATATTGATAGCGTCATAAGTTTTTGATATTTTAAATACGATTGCCTGACTTAATTTGTACGCATACCAAACTTTTAACCCCCATTTTGCCCAAGTGATAGTCTGACCCACAACATTTGCTACCATATTACCCATAGTAGAAAAGAATGAGTTTAAACCACCTAATATCTTGTGAATGGTATCGCTTAAACCACTTTCTTTAGATACCTGATCAATAAAGATAGACCATGTATTTGACAGCTTTGTAAAGGATTGGTCAATAGTTTCGCTAGTTCTATTAAAGCGTTCACCAATTTCACCCTCGGCGTTTAACAAGGCTTGTAACAGAATGTCAATGGTCAACTGACCTTTACGTGACCATTGCATAAGTTCTTTCTGACCTGCGTTGGCTACGCCCATAACCTTGCCTGCCTCTCTAGCTAACGCTCTCATAAGTACAGGAGAGTTTTCCATTACAGACCTAAATTCATCGCCATCGAGTTTACCCTTTGACAATGCCTGTGAGAACTGTAACATTACGGATGCTGTTTCTGATGCGGTTGCACCACCTACGACCATCGCTTTAGCCAACGTATTGGTAATTTGAATAGCTTGTTCTGCTGATAAGCCGTAACGTTCGGTTGACAACTGAACCTTTAAGAATGTTGTAGCAAAGCTATCCATAGATGTTCTAGCGTCTTGTGCTGAACGGTATATCTCATCGGTTATTTCGGTAACTTGCTTTTCATCGTCATAAAGAGAACGTATCTTGTTGCGAACAACAGTCATTCTATCAAGCTGTTCTGAAAACTCTTTTAGCGTTCTGAACGCATTTATCACAATAAAGATGAACGCACCTAATCTACGAGTATCGGTCATTAAATTCTTGATACTTTGTAAATAAGAGTTAGTTTCTTGCGATGCCTGTCTAGCAGAACTGCCTACTTCTCTGATACGTGAGGCGACTGTCCTTTGTAACGCATTTAATCTCGGAACAATGACTGCTAAGTTTGCAAGTACATCTCTATACGCACTTAAATTACGCACAGAATCGGCAATATGTTTAAAAGCATTACCTAACGCCTTGTATGTACTAGGTTTAAAATTAACCTTATTTAAAGCGTCAATAAACTTGCTTAATTTACCTGACGTACCTTTAATCTGTCTAAAGGCATCTGCCATATTAACAATAGCGGTAGAGAACTGGTTTAAATTGGTAAGAGTATTACCGAAATTTCTGCCAAAACTGCTAAAGGTTTGGTCAAGAGTATCTAACGCACTATCTAAACTTCTAATAGCAGTTTCAACCTTTCCGTTACTGATACCTTTTACACTAGCACCTAAAGATTTTATAGCCTTGCTTAAAGTCTCTAATTGAGTGCTTTTAGTTCCTATATCACTAGGAATACTTTGTAAAGCATTAGCAAGTTGAGATAAAGTTGTGCCAACGTTTATATTGCCTTTTGTAATATCTTTTGATATTCTTGCGAAAGTGTTTAAAGTAGTGTTGAATTGACGTAACGGTTGTGTAGCGTCAGCCATTTTTTTCAACTCGTTACTTATAGTAACAAAATCAACCTTTGATAACGTACTTCTCAAATCGCCAAAAACATTTGTGATACTGGCAATATTACTAGCAGTACCTTTTAAGAGTTCTAAAGACTTAGCCATAGCACTTACGCCACTTGCAAAAGTCTTTAAACTAGCAGATTTAGGATTGAGATTCCTAGTAAAAATTCCGATAGTATCTTTTAAAGATGATAGCTTGTCTTTCAAGCCTTTTAAATCTCTAGGAGTTGAGATTGAGATTTTTACTTTTACATCTGAATAATCATCTTTGAATTTTTTTAATTTTGTCGCAAGGGTGTTTATTGCCTTTTCACCCTCGACTTTTGCAGAAATCTTAACTTTAGTATCAACTACGTCAGCCATTTTAAACCACCTTGAATCTACGCTTGCTTAACGCATATTTAATTCTTTTAACCGCATTATTAAACTGTCTTTTAAACTCTTGTTCGGCATACGCATACGGATCGTCTATGGTTGTTTCGACCATACCTAATCCACCTCTTATAGCTTGTTGAGCATAAAACTCATCTGTACCGATTGTGAAATTATTAAAAGTTTTAGTATTAACTCTTGCATAATTGCATATATGTATAGTATAATCGGAGAGGGAGGATGAAGTCAATTCGCCAGTGTTTACGTTATTGCTGGCAATATTTCTACCGTAGTTTACAAAAGGCTCTGCGTCAAATGTCAGGTGTGTTGCTCGCCATATATCAAGATATTTTCTAGGATTGTTACTCAAATACCCATACTCGGCATCTGCACCACCATCAAAACTCAAAGTCCATGCACTAGCCATGTTACCTGTTGTACCGCCTGTGCCGTCAATAAGGTCGTTTACAATATTTAAGCCGATTACAGACAATTCTTCTCCTAGCAGTTTTTTAAACTCTCGCACATAGCCTTTTGATACGTTCTTTCTACCGCCAATCTTTGTACGTCTTGTATCAGACAAACTTAAAAGACGGTTGTAAGTATCGCTAAATCCTTGTATCTCTCTAAGGTATGTATCGGCATCAAAGTCGATATGCAAAACTATATCAATCATATTCATTCCTTAAAATAAAAAAGGACTTATTACTAAGTCCTTTATCAGTGTTTTTTATTCGAGTTCCTTGACTGTTCCTGCTTGGTTTTCATATCATTATTTACCATCTTGATATAATGATCGTCAAGTCCTGTGACAAAGAAAATTAAATCTTCTTCAACCTCTTGTGACATATCGTACATTCTCGCATATTGAACTATGTCTAAATACGGAATGTAGCCAACGCCAAATCCTGATGAGCGTTGTCTGTCGAGATTTTTAAAAGCCTGAAAGAACAGGACTAAATAATCGGGTAAAACAGGTTCGGCAGTATTTAGCTTTTCCTCAACAGTATTACTAACTTTACGACCGAACCTTTTTGCCATTTCAACAGCACGTTCGAGGTTTTTATGTTTTTGAGAACTGTTTTTATAACAATAGTCAAAAAACTCGATTAGAATTTTAAATCTTTATTACGGTTTGAAACGAGGAAATTACTAACATCGGTACTCTGTTTCATTAACCAGTTAAGGACTTCGATAAAATCAGGATCACCCAAAATTTCTCTAGCCTTTTCCTTTGAGAATGGGATTTCCTCGCAGATAGCAACGCCGTTTTCATCAACGACAACATTACCCTCTTGGTCAATGACCGCCTCATGCTTTACGTTACGCCAATCGACAAGAATTTCGTCAATATACAGATAAGCAAGTTTTTCATTGACTTTCTTGTATTCGTTGTAGTTAGCGTTTTCTTTTCTTGATAAAGCGTCTAACTGGCGTAACAAAGGATTTACTTTAGCCTGATAAGAGGTATTGTTTGTGCTGATACGCTTGATACAAAATTCAGGGTAAGAGCCATCATCATTAACAGCATCTTCATAAGCTACCCAAACGCCCTGATTTTCAGCCTGCTTATCGGTTAAAAACTTTCCTAATAAACCACCCATAACAATCTCCGTAAATTTGTGAATAAAAAATTATAGTATTAAGATTATAACACAAAATAAAATGCCGTTGATTTCTTTCAAATATTTGTTGACACGTTACATCTGATTTGCTAACATATAGATATGTTTTACTAATAAGGACTTAACTATGGGAAAGTACAAAACAACTTTAGAGCTAATGCTCGCAAGAACAGCAGAACTTATCGAAAACGGCAAAGATGTTAAATCAGCTTGTAAAGAGGTGTTGTTATCTACACCTAACGTTGCTCGTCACAGAGCTAACTATTTCAAGTTTATTGACGAGGCTTATCCTGAAATCAGAGCGTCTTTAGACCAAAAATATTTCAAGCGTTTTAAAGAGGGTAATGCTTTTATGTTTGAATATCTTACTGATACTTGTGGCAAGTGTAAGATGTGCGGAAAAATAATTCCTAGCATAAACGAGTATTGCTCAAAACAGTGTATGGAAAGCGACAGAGATGTTATTAACAAACGTGTTAAGCAGACCCTTGTTGAAAAGTTTGGTGAAGATGGATTACGCTGTAAAGAAATTGCAGAAAAGAAAAAGCGTACAAATCTTGCTAAATATGGTTGTGAACATCCTAGTCAGAACGAAGAAATAAAACGCAAAACGATTGAAACAAATAAGCGTAATCACGGTGGCATATTAGCTATGAACAATCCTCTGATTAAAGCAAAAATCAGAGAGGCTAATATGCAAAAGTATGGCGTGCCGTATGCACAGCAGACAGCAGAGGTTAAAGAAAAAACTAAGCAGACTAATTTACAGCGTTACGGTTATACGTGTAACTTTGGTGACACTCAAAAACGTGAGGAATATAATCAGATTTGTGTTGAAAAATATGGCGAGGATTATGCTAAACAAAGAGCCATTAAAGCTAAAAAGACTTTTATGGCAAAACACGGTGTTGCGAATTATCAGCACTTAAACAGACCTCATGTAGAACTTTATGAAAAAGACTTTGTGTTGGAAAACTTTATTGATGAAAACAATGAATTTATGGTAAATGAGTTCTGTGCGTTTTTTAAAGTATCACGAGGAATGTGCGATAAGTTCAAAGTAAATAA